AGTAGAGAAGATTTTATGATCTTGTCTAAGAACACTAAAAAGAAAAAGAAAAATGGCAAAGCTTACACTTAAACAAGCAGAAGAGCTTGTAAAAGATGGTGTCTTTACACAAGAAGACCTTGAGAAAATGCAATCTGATGGTCTGATTAGTGCAGGTAGAGGCACAACTCGTAGATATGTTAAAACAGGAGATAACACTTGGGTATCACCTATGTTATATTTTGCGGGATTAAAAGGAGCTAAGTATTCTGAAAAGATGACTAAGCTTAAAATGGAAGTTAACCAAGTAATTGAAAAGTATACTGAAGGGGAAGCTAAATGAAAGAAACTAAAGCAACATACAACGAAAAAGAAGATGGATTTGTACCAGTAGCAGAAGGAACTTATCCTGCACACGTAAGCAAGTTTGAATCAAATGAATATAATGGTAGCATTGTATTTAATCTTACTTTTAAAGTTGCAGAAGAAGCAAAGGAAATAGAAATACCAAAACTAACTAAAGACTCTAATGGTAATTATGTACCTACAGGTGATGTTGTTAGTGCTGGTTTTGTATCAGGAAACACATATCGTGTAGATAAAGGTGTTTGGTTGACTCCTAACCCAGCAGAGGGTGAAGGATGGAAAAATAGAAGATACAAAGAGTTCTTTGAAGGTTTAGGTGTAAAATTTCCAAGCAATGATGCTGGAGATACTACACTAGCTGAAGTAGAAGAAAAGGATGTTATCGGATTTCCTTGCTTAATTGAATTAAAAGAAACTTCATTTACTAATTCAGAAGGTAAAGAAAGAACCTCTCTTAAAGTGACTAATGTTCACAAATGGGATGATGGTGATAGATTATCTGAAGAAGAAGTAGAAGTTGATGACTTGCCATTTTAATTCAGGATAGGATGGCATAACCAAGCGGCGGTGCCTCACCTAGTCTAACTATCGGTTATCTACTAGGTCCATAAAGTAGGCACTCAGCTTATAGATTTGAGGATTCCATTTGCAACGAAGCTATATAGAGTCGATGGGATAGCTAATCCTCAAAAAATTAGAAGATAAAGAGAATGCTTATCAACGTATATAGCGAAACTCCACCAGTACGTACGCTAACAGTAATATAAATGTCATGTGGGATTACTATTTCTCTTTGTTTTCTAATCATAAACAAAAAATTAGGAAACATAGTGAAATGCTTATCAACGTATATAGCGCAACTCCACAAGTACGTACGACAACAAGTGAAATAATCATAAGTGGGTTCACTATTTCCCTTTGTTTCCTAATAAAATAATTGTATATTATGTGCGGACTTATTTTGCATTGTGGTCCAAATATGGAATATCAATGTAGAAAGGTTGGCTACTAAGTCCGCATATATAAGGAGGAATCTTGAATAAATTAAAACAAGTACAAGAATTGTTGCGTGTAAACGTTGTCTGGAATAGAATTATACAAGAAATTAAAGATACTTTGGATATTGGTTCTAGCGATAAAGACATTATAGACGATATTGTACACAATGAATGGGCGAAGGAAGTACGAAATGAACGAAGCAGTAATAACGATTAAATTAACAGATAGTGAAGTAAACTTAATGGTTGAAACACTTAAGAATAGTGAGCTTAATGGCGAAATGAAAAAACCACTACAAAGGTTAGAAGATGATTTAGTAGCTATATTAGATATGGTAGCATTAAGAAGAAGAGAAAACAAACTAATGGAAAGTAGAGAGGTTACGATTGGGTAAAAAAGTTGAATTAAGAACATTAAAACCAGGTACAAGATTTAATAAAAGTGGTACAGAAGGTGTATTACTACAAGTTGGTATTAATGCAGAAGTTATGGTTTATAGCTTACCAGATATTGAACATTATAATGAAAACGAAAGTTATTATAAAGGTAAACATACTTGGTCAGCTGGTACACTTGTGGAGGTACAATGAAATGCGAAGCATGTGGACACGAAACGGGAAGAAAATACAATCCAACAAAGCGTATCATTTCGCTTTTGGAAGAAAGAGGAAGCAATACAATTTGTCAAAGAAGATTGAAACGAGTTATAAAGCTAATTCGTGAAAATATAAATTCCGATAAAAACAATCAAAAAACATTTTACTTTCTGCAAGCAATATCTAAGATACCTGATAAGACTGTAGAAAGAATAATCCATCAATATAATATGGATGAACACGTATACCAAGGTAAAGGATTTGCTTATTTACAGCAAATGATTATATCTGGGTATCAGAATGAAGAAAAAATGTTAGAAAATGAAATAAGAAAGTTTGGTAGAACACCAAAGAAAGTCAAAGTAGAAAGAGGAGAGTACAAAAATGTCTATAGTAGCAATGGAGGAGACTCTATTTCCGGTTAAAGAAGTTCCAGCAACATTTATGAAAGCTGAAGGTAAGAAAAGAACTTTAGTGTCTGGAACAGGTCATAAATTCATCATAAGAGAAGATACAGGAGAAGTATTGTCTTGTATGACTGATGAATACAAAGTAGTTGACAACAAATCAGTTGTTAATAAAGTTCAAAAAGTATTAAAAGGTTCTGGTGCTGAGTTATCAGAAGCTAGAACATTTTCTAATGGTTCAAAAGCTATTTGGAAATGGAATTTCCCTAAAACTGAAGTTAAGGTTGAAAAGGGTGATTTAATAAATCCACAATTAATAGTAGCAAATAGTTACG